TTGTTTTAGTTGGTTTTGGCACTATTGTCCATAGTATGATAGACTATGTTATAGCCCGTAAAATCGCTACTTTAAGGCTTTTTGACCACATTCTGTCCACATTTGCTTAATCTTTTCGTGATTTCGTGATTTTTGCTCTTGAAGTTGATGAGCGTACACATCAAGCGTGATATTTAAGTTTTCGTGCCCTAAAACTTGCGATACTGATATTAAATCGATATCGTGAGCGATTAGATAGCTGGCATAAGTGTGCCGTAACGAGTGGACACGCACTTCACGACCAACTATCTTGCGTAGCGTTCTATTGACGGCATTATTAAATATCCTTGGCAACAGTCTGCCATCGGGTTGCGGTGTCAACGATTTTATAAATTTTAAACAATCATCATCAAGCGGTATCTCTCGGATACTGCTTTTTGTTTTTGTGGGCATAAAACCAGTGTTATTTTTGTAGTCCCATGTTTTGTTGACGGATAGCATGCCAGTCTCATAATCAATATCATTCACGGTTAGACCGAGGCATTCAGCAAACCGCATGCCAGTTTTAGATATCAAATACAAGACCGCATAAGCGGTACGCTCTGGATGTTTGCTTGTCTCGGAGATCAATCGCTCATATTCCTCAACCTCTAGGAATTTGCTTTCGATATCTCTACTCTTAACTTTGGCGTTGATTTTGGCAAACTTACAAAAATTTCGCTTGATATATCCTTCATGCACTGCCATGTCTATACACGCCTTTATTTGAGTGTGAAACCTCTTGACAGTCAAATGGGCGTGAGTTTCAGCGTACTGATTCAATACACGTTGGTACTCAGTGGCAGTAATATCCTTTAATTTCTTATCGCCAAAAAAAGACGCTATCTGTCTTTGGTTAATAACATACAGATTAAACGTCAATTCTGACACATTCGGACGCTTGTAAACCTCGCACCATTGCTTGAAATAGTTTAAAAAAGTGATATCTTCATCAACATTGATATTATCTTGTAATTTCAGTTCCATCTCAGCTGCAGCCTTGATAGCTTCAGATTTCGTCCTAAAACCACCCTTTGACTTTGGTTTTCGCTTGCCAGTAGAGTCGTAGTAATTTATTCGATATTCCCAGCCGTTGGGGCGTTTTCTGTATGATGCCATTATTTATCCCCCTATTATGGTATAATAAAAGGGTAGTGGTGAGTATCTCACGCACTCCCTTGATATAGTTTGGCCAGTCGAAAAGACTGGTTTTTTATTTGGTTAATCCATAAGTACTTCATTTTTTAATAAAAAACAAAAGAGCCAATTCAACAAACGAACCGGCTCTTTTCAGACGTTTTTGTTCCCTTACACTTGCGCACGCACAAGCCATAGGGCGCTGAACTTAATCAGTCTTCCACTAAAAATAGTTTACAAAACGTTTTACTTATTGTCAATGATTTTACAATAAGTAAAACGTTTTAACCAGTTCCGGTGTTTTCGTGTAATCGGATGCATACCTTTGCATTTGGTCGATAAGATTTTGAATTTTCAAGCCTTTATGAGAATTTCTTGATTACTTCTAAAATCTCATCGACATAATTTGCAACCTCGAGAGGAGTAGATACTGGGAAGATACCTTTATCACGAATTTCGATTGTGCTTCTCTTTGAATTTGAGCGATAACGCAATACCCATTTTTTGATACTGTCATCAAGCAAAACATTAAAATAACTACGGTTGTCTCTATAGAATACACGTTCTGGAGATATTACATCCTTAGCAAGCATTTTAACAACGGTGTAAACTTCTAATTCAGCAGGAGTTGTGATAATTCCGTCAGCTACTTCAACAATTTCATCAGGTTCTGTATCAACTTTTGGAATATCGGTTGTTACTTTCGTTTCGACACTTGTATTAAGTGCAGCACTCAATTTTTCATTAACTCTTTCTGTGATGAACTGATTAAACCCTTTTACAATGATAGGAGAGAATGTCGTCAGGATATTTTGAGTCACACGACCTTCATAGATTTCTGACGTTAGATATTTGAGAAAACTATCTGAAGGTGTAGCGATGTTCTCAGTCAGAAACGCTTTGAGATTGTTGAGATATTTCAATTCAGAGGCCGATGAAACAATATTATCAATATCAAAATTCTCTTTGTGGAATTTGATAATTTCAGTAAATTGATTTTCTTTGATATCAGTCACATCGATCGTTAAGAATGGAGTTGTGTCCATTTTATTTGGTTCATCTAAATCAGTAAAGAATTTATATTCTCTACCATTTGTCAAGATACCGAATTTTGATTTAGTAGTTACGAAATATCTGAATAGTTGAGAGTCGTGCTTAGTAAGGTTTTCTGTGATTGATTTGCATTCGATTAGGATTTGAGGTTCGCCGTCCAAAATGATCGCATAGTCGACTTTTTCGCCTTTTTTAATACCTACATCGGCAGTGAACTCTGGGACAAACTCAAGAGGGTTGAAAATATCATATCCAAGCACTTGGAAGAATGGCATGATGAAGGCATTTTTTGTTTGCTCTTCATTTGTAATGCTTTGACTAAGGTCTGCTACACGTTTGCCAACTTGTTTTAACTCGGCTTTTACTTTATCAATTTCCATATTGATACTCCTTTTTTAATTTACTAATGCTAAATATTCTTCCTTAACCATCGTTTCATCAGCGATGGTTTTTAGGTTATATTTTTCCATAAAGACCAAGTAATTAAATACGGTCTTATCTTCAGCGATATCTAGTTCTGCTTTCATGAGATGATGAATCATGTTGCGATTTGCTTCCAGCTCGCATCTCTCACGGAAATTTTCGTAAATATCTGTCGAGTGGTTGCGATGCTCCATTTCATGCAGAGCGACTTGAACCCTCTTATCTTCAGAGATTGCGTCGCTAAGGAACATTGTTTTTAAAGCAGGAATATAAAATGCTTCATCAGGAAATAAGGCATCTTCAAAGACCTCTATTTTGATACCTAGATTGTAGGCTAATTCCTTTTCTGTCATAAATTATTTATCCTTTTCGTAGATAAATTTCGATAATATTCTGGATCGCTTTCTTATCTTCATCTGATAATGGTTTACCATTGAAGCGCATAGCAGTCGAAGCAAGTTCTTCAACATTTACCTCTTTGCCTTCAAAAAAGAATTGCTCTTTTGAGTTTGCGATATTTGGGTTATCTGTGCGACCGAGCAGGTAGTCAGTGGACACGCCGAAGTAGTCGGCGATTTCAGAAATGCGTTCAGCATTAGGTTTTTTATTTTTTAGACTATAGAGTGAATTTCTACCATAACCCAGCTTTTCTTCTAACTGATTTAGCGAAATCCCCTGTTTTCGACAAAGTTCTTTTATTTTATCGAACAAAGAATACATTGATATATCAACCTTTCTGAGAGATTGACAAAAAATATTTAAACTTTTGTTTAAAAAACTGTTGACTTATTTTAAACAATGGTCTAAAATATAATTTGTAAAGCGAACAAATAAGCGAAACAAAAAGCGGAGATTAAACCTAAAAAAATAAGTTTGGCGACTTTGGTATTAGTTAAATCAAGCGTTTCTGTTGATGGTTTTTGTATACTCTGATTTTAAACTATCGTTTAAACATTGTCAACAGTTTTTATAAAAAATTCGCTAAAAAGTTCGCAAGGAAGGAGGTGAGTGAATGAGCGCACAGCATCAAAAGTGGTCCAACCTAGTCAAGGAACGACTGGCAGAAAAGAAATGGACACAATCTGACTTAGCTCAAGCAGTTGGTTTGGATAGTCCAGGAACGATTTCTGACTTGCTCAAAAAGGGCAAGGGAAGTGTCGAGCTAAAACTAAAGGTATCCAAGTTGCTCGGTATCCGAGAGCCTTGGGAAAAATTTGAGGAGTAGGAAGGAGCAAACATGAAAAATAATCTACGAGTTTTACTTGCAAAGCAACGCAAAAAGGTTCCGGACGTTCACGAAGCTACAGGTATTTCAAAAAGCACACTCACAGCTTTATACTACGAGCGTACCAAAAACCCTGAAACTGAAACTTTGCTGAAAATTGCTAACTATCTAGGTGTTTCTATTGATGAACTACTAACACCAGAAGAATGAGAGCAACAAAAAAAGCCTATGAGAGCGACCGAAAGGAGTTGGTTAAATGGACACACCATTCAAACCACTGTTAGACCAGTTTGACAGTATGCTGACAGCTGTCATAGCGGATAAGTCGAGAGCGTTCGACATAGACGGAACACTACCGATGACTTTAACTGCTAAAGAGTGCCAGTCAATGCTAGGGATTGGCAACTACACAGAATTTTTGAGAATTACCAACTTAGACGGTTTCCCTAAAATCGACAAAGGTCGAGGGTCTCACATCAAATACCCACGAGACGCAGTCAGAGACTGGTTTAACACACACTGGCAAGAGATTGCCTAGCACACATCCCTAGCCGTAACAGTGAGCTAGTGAGGAAACCGAACAATACCAACAGCAACAACGATTTGATATTCATAAGTCTCCTTTAATATATGAAATTAAAAAACCTCGCTAGTTCTCTAGTGCGGTTAGGGAATAGAAAGGAAAATAACAATGAACGAATTCGGGGTATTGTTGGCTATGACAACAATCATAGGCTCGCTCTTATTCGCAATTTGGCTCAATCATTTTCTGTTTGAGATTGCCCCTCTCGTCCGAGATTGGGGACGTAAAAATATTTCAAAACTATGGGATAGATTAAAGCGAACAACGAAGCGATAGCTGTGGCTAATCAGAAAGGAAAACACTATGAAAGCATCAAAACTATTTAACTGGATTTGGAGCAAAAAACAACCGCAACAAGAGCATTTTTCCGAACCGGTATGGACACCACGAGAAATTAATGACCAGAAATATGAAGCACGTCAAAGACGTGAGAGGTATCTAGCTGCTAAGTGCCTTAGCAATAATTAGATCGCTAACATCTCTCAGCGTGTAGCCATAGCCTTGCCGTGGAGTGTAGCATATACTTTAATACCCCAAAATTATAATCTACTTTTTCACACACTTATCTTTTTAAAAAAACAAAAAAACATGAAGCGGTAGGGCTGTGGGTGCACGTTGAGAGCGCCAAAAAAGCACAGGTAAGGGCCTGTGCAGAAAATAATAATTACAAGGAGAATATATCATGAAACAAACGGAAACACAAGTCGTATTTTACAATGCTGAGAAAGATGAATTTCTTAAAGAATACAAAGATAGAGGCACTCTGGCTTTCGAAGCTGGTCTCACTACTAATTTAATTGATGCTCTATCTGTGCCGCTCGAGGCGTACGAAGAACAAAAAAAACAGTCTTGACAAGCTTGCTGAGGCGTTTGACTGTGAAGTGCTTATCGTAGAAGTCGAATACAACGTAACTAAACTTGACGGTTCGGACTTCGAACGTACAGAGCGTGAAGGACTCAAGAAAGATAATATCAAAGCACTCCTAGAAATATTGGCGAAGTAACAAGACAGAAGTGGTGGGAGGGTAGGTATTAATTATGGCAAATAATCAGAAATACTATTACACAGGAGGTGGGAACGAATGAGTATCGCAATAAATAAGTTGGAAATTGAAAATGTCAAGCGGATCAAAGCGGTCAAGGTCGAACCATCACCTACGGGACTCACGGTAATTGGTGGAAATAACAACCAAGGTAAAACAAGTGTTCTAGATTCTATCGCTTGGGCCTTGGGTGGAAATCGTTTTAAACCTAGCAAGGCAACCCGTGAGGGGTCTGTTATCCCTCCATCGCTCAAGATCACTATGTCAAATGGTTTAATTGTTGAGAGAAAAGGAAAGAATAGCTCTCTGAAAGTAATTGATCCTAATGGGAATAAAGGCGGTCAACAACTTCTTGATAGTTTTGTTGAGGAGTTGGCTATTAATTTGCCTAAGTTTATGGAGAGCACCGCTAAAGAGAAAGCTGATATCCTTTTGCAAATCATCGGGGTCGGCCCTCAATTAGCCGAATTAGAAATCAAAGAGAAGCAGTTATATGATCAGCGCCATGCTATCGGTGTTATTGCTGACCAGAAGGAGAAGTTCGCAAAAGAACAGACCTATTATCCAGACGCGCCAAAAGAGTTAGTTTCCATTGCAGACCTAATTGCAGAACAGCAAGAAGTCTTAGCTAGGAATGGGGAGAATGCTCGCAAACGTCAAAACGCTAGTCAAATCCAAACGCAATATGATGCCAAGACGGCAGAAGTCAACCGTCTGTCACAGCAATTGGTAGAGGCTCAGGAAGTTTTACAAAAGCTAGCTGCTGATTTGGCTATAGCTCATAAAGATGCGACCGACTCAGTAGATGAATCTACAGAAGAAATCGAAAGCAATATTGCTAACATCGAGCAGATTAACCTTAAAGTCCGTGCTAACTTGGACAAGGATAAAGCGGAAGAGGATGCCAAGGCTCAACGTGATCAGTATAACAAGTTGTCTGTTCAAATCGAAGATGTTCGTAAAAGTAAACGTGACCTGTTAACTAATGCCGACCTACCACTCGAAGGACTATCTGTAAACGATGGAAAACTTCTCTATCTCGGCCAAGAGTGGGATAACATGTCGGGTTCTCAACAACTCATGGTAGCGACCGCAATCGTCCGAAAACTAAAACCGGATTGTGGCTTCGTTTTAATCGACAAGCTCGAACAAATGGACCAAATCACACTGGATCAATTTGGAAAATGGCTTGAAGATGAAGGTCTACAAGCTATTGCAACGAGAGTGTCGACTGGTGATGAATGCTCAATTATCATCGAAGACGGCTACAGTCTCGATAACAAGACGCATCAGCCAACAACAGAAGCTGAAACCGGAACACCACAAACGCCATCGTGGCAAGGAGGATTTTAATGCAAATCACAAGAGGTATTAAAGCCAGAGCACAAAAGGTCGTTATCTACGGCCCTGAGGGTATCGGGAAGTCTAGCTTTGCAGCTCAGTTTCCAGACCCTGTGTTTATCGACACTGAAGGATCTACAGACAACATGGATGTTGCACGATTGGACAAACCGTCAAGCTGGACTATGTTGATGAACGAGATTGCTTTCATCAAAGCAAATCCAGACTCGTGTAAGACTCTGGTAGTCGATACAATCGATTGGGCTGAGTCGTTAGCGGTTGAATCCGTTTGTGCTCAGCATGGTAAAAAAGGTATCGAAGATTTTGGGTGGGGTAACGGATATACCTACGTCCGTGAAGAAATTGGTCGTTTCCTAAATAGTCTAAGCGAATTGATTGATTTAGGAATTAATGTTGTCCTTACTGCACACGCTCAGATTAAGAACTTCACTCAACCGGATGAAATGGGTAGCTATGACCGTTACGAGCTCAAGCTTGGAAAGAAAACAAGCTCACAGACAGCACCGTTGGTTAAAGAGTGGGCTGACATGGTCCTATTCTGTAACTACGAAACTATCGTCATGACTGATGAGAAGTCTAAAAAATCGAAAGCACAAGGTGGACAGCGTGTCATGTATACACAGCACCACCCAGCGTGGGATGCCAAGAATCGTCACAACTTACCAAACAAGTTGCCACTAGATTATGCGGGCATTGCTCACATCTTTAATGTTCAACAGGTACAAGCTGAACCAGTATCACCTACCGCACAGCCAGAAATGGAACCGCCAGCACCGGAACCAGTACCACAACAAGAAGTGGTGCCAGCTGAAACACCAGTGGCAGAAAATCCTGCACCGGTCGAGCGTGGCGAGTACCAAGAACCAGCACCATTCATTGACCCAGCACTGCGTGATTTGATGATTGCCAATCAGGTCACTGAACAGGAACTTCAACAGGCAGTGGCCTCTAAAGGCTATTATCCTGTAGAAACACCAATCTCTATGTACGATAAATCATTTATCGATGGGGCTCTAGTAGCTACTTGGGACCGTGTCTTTGAAATGGTCAAAGAAATCCGTGGATCAGAATTTTAGGAGGAAATCATGTCAGATAAAACTATCAAATTAGACCTATCACAAATCGGTGATGGTGGCCTTCAAGAGAAAGTCGATAAAGAACTTGAAAGAGTCATCGCTAACATCTTAGATCCAAACACTGAGACTAAGACAGCTCGTAAACTTGCTATCACTTTGACAATGAAGCCAGACGATACACGTCAAACAGTAGCTACTGCAATGGAAGTCAAGTCAACTCTTGCACCTCAAAAAGCTGTTGCTACTACCGTCCTCATTGGGCAAGAAGGTAGTCAAGTCTATGCAAACGAACTTAAGAGCAACATGCCTGGTCAGACATACTTTGACGACAAAGCGATCCTTCGTACAGACGTTGGTGAGCCAATCGAAGACATTGAAAAAGGCATCAACAACGATGTCATTGACTTCAACAAACAAAAGAAAGCGGGTAATTAAACATGGCAGAAAACATCAAAGAAGCTCTTGAGTACAGTGTAGAGCTAGCTGAACGTGCTGGAAAAGTCATCCAAGTTGGTGACAAGCAGTACTATAATGCAAATCAATTTGACCTCCTGGAAGTTAACCCTCGGAAAATTGCACCAAAACTTCAATTGTGTACTCTTGACAGTCTTATTGATTATCTCAAGTCAGACAATGACGCTATCAGTGCCTCTAAAAAAATCATTGTGGTAGAGTCCCCTAAAGATGTCATAGTTTATGATCAGGTTGATTGGGAATACGGCAGACGTCCTCAACTTGTCTCCGTAGTAGCATACACTCCAGGTATTCGATTGAACCAGTGGAATAACCAAGAGCAGTTCAATATTATGCTGCAGTCTGCCTTTATTGACGAGGATGATCGTCAAGTTGTACTCGAATTTGCAAGTGCTCTAAAAGTCGAAAACGGTGCTGACATTGTGGATAACGGTATCAACCAGACCACTACTGTGAAATCAGGGGTAGCTAGTTTTGCGAAAGCAACTGCACCAAACCCAGTTACATTACGTCCATATCGTACTTTTACAGAAGTCGAACAGCCATCTAGTCAGTTTGTACTCCGCATAAACAAAGATGCTGAACTTGCACTTTTTGAAGCAGACGGTGGCAAATGGAAACTGGAAGCTATTAAAAACATCGCTGACTACCTCAAAGCAGGGCTCAAAGATCAAGACAATATCACTATTTTGGCTTAATAGGAAAGGATTTCATACATGACTTACAACAATAACTTTGAACGTGAATTCGGATGGGACGATACTATTCAAGAAGATGCTAAGGAGTTTATCACGCTAACTCCCGGTGATTATGTATTTACTGTTACAAACTTCGAACGTGGACGTTACACTCCAAACCCACAAAAACCTGGGAAACTGCCAGCGTGTAACAAAGCGATCATCACAATCCAAGTTGAGACTGAAGAAGGTCTTGCAACAATGACACACAATCTATTCTTGCACTCTTCTACTGAAGGAATGCTCTCAGCGTTCTTTGGCGCTATCGGGCAAAAGAAACACGGAGAACCACTTCAAATGAATTGGAATACCGTTGTAGGTTCAACAGGGGTGTGCCGTGTCGGAAATCGCACATACAATGACACTGTGTATAACGACGTTAAACAAATGATCTACGCCGACAGTGTTGATTGGACAAAAGTATTAAATGCCAATGTTTCACAAGGTGGTGGACAACAAGCTCCTCAACAGCAAGCGCCTAACTACCAATCGGCACCTCAACAAAACCAAGGATATCAACAACCTCAACAAGCACCTAACGGTGGTGGATTCGGAGGATTCTAATGCAACTTAGACCTTACCAAGAAGAGGCAAGGGCTAAGGTACAGCAAGAGTGGAAGGAGGGCAGGAAGCGCACGCTACTTGTCCTACCCACTGGCTGTGGCAAGACCATCGTCTTTTCAAAAATTATAGAAGACCGTGTCAAGATGGGAGAACGTGTTCTTGTTCTCGCTCATCGTTCAGAACTTTTGGAACAAGCCAGTGATAAATTAATGACGGCTACAGGGCTAGGAACGGCGCTGGAGAAAGCTGAAAATACTTCAATTGGCTCATGGTTTCGTGTTGTCGTTGGTTCAGTACAGACCATGCAGCGTGAGAAGCGACTCAATCAATTCCAGCCTGATCACTTCGATGCTATCGTCATCGATGAAGCTCACCACGCTATATCAGACGGCTATCAGCGTGTGCTAGAACACTTCGGTGAAGCTAACGTCTTAGGTGTCACAGCCACGCCAGACCGTGGTGATATGCGAAATCTAGGTAGCTATTTCGATAGTTTAGCTTATGAGTACCCTTTGGTTGACGCCATTAAATCAGGATATCTATCGAAAATCACAGCTATTACAATCCCTCTTGAGCTTGACTTGTCAACAGTCAGTCAACAAGGTGGTGATTTCAAAGCCAGTGAAATCGGAACAGCCCTAGACCCTTACCTCGAACAGATTGCGGATGAGATGGTAAAACAGTGCAAAGACAGGAAAACAGTTGTTTTCTTGCCACTAGTTAAAACATCGCAGAAATTCCGAGACATCCTAAACGAGAAGGGATTTCGAGCTGCTGAGGTGAACGGAGAATCCAAAGACCGTGCAGAGATTTTAGAGGATTTCGACAAGGATAAATACAATGTTCTGTGTAACTCGATGCTATTAACCGAAGGGTGGGATTGCCCAACAGTAGACTGCGTGGTTGTGTTGAGGCCAACAAAAGTCCGTGCTCTGTATAGTCAAATGGTGGGACGTGGTACACGCCTTGCACCAGGGAAGGAAAATCTATTACTACTAGATTTCCTATGGCACACTGAGCGTCACGAGCTTTGTAGACCAGCGCACCTAATCGCTAGCAGTCCAGAAGTTGCCAAAAAGATGACCGAAAACATGGCTGAAGATACTGAGGTTGAGTTCAGTCTATTGGAAGCCGAAGAACAAGCTAGCAAGGATGTCGTTGCTGAACGTGAAGAAGCACTTGCAAAGCAGTTGGCTGAACAGCGCCGTAAGAAGCGTAAGTTAGTGGATCCACTTCAATTTGAAATGTCTATCCAAGCTGAAGACTTAGCGGACTATGTCCCATCATTCGGTTGGGAAATGGCTCCGCCTTCAGAAAAACAGCTTAAAGCACTCGAGAAATTCGGTATTTATACTGAAGAAATCGGCAATGCTGGAAAAGCCGGCAAACTACTAGACCGCTTAAACAAACGCAAAGACAGTGGATTGACCACACCTAAACAGATACGATTGCTTGAAGGTCGTGGCTTCCGCAATGTCGGAATGTGGAAATTTGAAGATGCCAGCAATTTGATTAATCGAATTGCTGCGAGCGGTTGGAGAATGCCAAAAGGAATCATTCCAGCTACATACCAACCGGAATAAAGGAGATTAAATGTCAGAAGGTACTTTTGATTTAATCCCACTCTTAGATTATATTGACCCTTCTACATTGTCTTATCAAGAGTGGGTGAACGTAGGAATGGCCCTAAAACAGGAGGGATACACGGCAATGGATTGGGACGCTTGGTCTCAATCGGATGGTCGTTATAAAAAAGGAGAGTGCTTCACTAAATGGGATACTTTTCACAATAATGGCTCTGATGCTGTGACTGGAGCTACTATCACTCAGATGGCTAAAGACAACGGTTGGGAGCCAATGAACAAGTCAGGCGAAAGCTATGAGCTTGGCTGGGATTCAACTATTGATCGTGATTATCAAATTGTTGATAAAAATTGGGTAGAGTCAAAAGAAATCCGTGAGCCGTTAAATTGGCATCCAGTACAGGATCTTGTCAAATACATTGAGACTCTCTTTGAGATGACTGACTTGGTTGGGTACGTAACATCTACTTATCCTATCGAGACAGAGAACGGGCCAATATATAAGCCAACTCAAGGCAATTACGACAGGACTGCCGGAGAGCTTATTAAAGAACTTCAGAGTAATGGTGATGATATTGGCGCAGTCTTCGGAGACTACAAGGAAGAAGCTGGTGCTTGGATTCGCTTCAACCCATTGGACGGAAAGGGCGTCAAGAACGATAATGTCACCGATTTCAGATACGCTCTAGTAGAATCAGATAGCATGGAACTCGGTAAACAGTACGCTCTATTTAAAGAGTTAGAGCTTCCTATTGCTACACTAGTACACTCTGGACACAAGTCGTTGCATGCGGTGGTGAGAGTGGATGCCAGAGACTACCAAGAGTATCGGAAGCGTGTCGATTACATTTATCAGATTTGTAAAAAAAATGGACTTGATATCGATACCCAAAACCGTAATCCAAGCCGACTCTCTCGGATGCCTGGAGTAATCCGAAACGGACATAAGCAATTCTTGATCGACACAAATCTTGGAAAAGCCAACTACGAAGAGTGGTATCAATGGGTTGAAGATTTAAACGATGACCTTCCTGATCCTGAAACACTAGCAGACGAGTGGGACCACCTTCCAGATTTAGCCCCAGAGCTTATCCATGGTGTGTTGCGACAAGGCCATAAGATGTTGATTGCTGGTCCGTCCAAAGCTGGTAAATCATTCGCCCTCATCGAGTTATCGATTGCCATCGCAGAGGGTCGCAAGTGGCTTGGTTGGCAGTGCGAACAAGGCAAAGTCCTCTACGTCAACTTAGAGCTGGATAGGCCGTCAGCCCTTCACCGCTTTAAAGATGTCTACGATGCTATGAATTTACCTCCAGCAAGCGTTGGTAATATCGATATTTGGAATCTCCGTGGGAAGACAGTGCCAATGGATAAGCTGGCCCCGAAACTCATTAGGCGGTCGCTGAAAAAGAATTACCAAGCCGTGATTATCGACCCTATCTATAAGGTCCTGACGGGTGACGAGAACTCAGCAGACCAAATGGCACACTTCACTAATCAATTCGATAAAGTGGCTACTGAGCTAGGGTGTGCTGTAATCTACTGTCATCACCATTCTAAAGGGAGCCAAGGTGGTAAAAAATCCATGGACCGTGCTAGCGGTTCTGGAGTATTTGCCAGAGACCCTGATGCTCTGGTTGACTTAGTAGAGTTAGAACTTAACGAAGACCTCGTTAAAGCTCGGACTGAAAAAGCAACGGCTAAGATTTACCAAAGAGCCTTGCAAGAACAGGCTAACGATTATTACCAACAGAATGTCAGTCTTGACGATCTGGAAAGTCGCTATCAAATGCAACAACATTTTGACAAAGCAATTCCTGATGTTATGAAACGCAAGCCTTACCTTGACGAGGTCAAGACGACGACCCATAGTATTGAGATTGCAACTGCTTGGCGAGTTGAAGGGACCCTTCGTGAGTTCGCCAAATTTGCCCCTGTTAATATGTGGTTCAGCTATCCAGTCCATGAAGTGGATACTACTGGCGTGCTAGCTGATATTCAATTAGAGGACTCTACGCCAAGTTGGAAGAAGAATTTAGACAGCAAGAAAGCTAACGAGAAGAAAAAGAAATCTGCTGATGAAAGATTTAAGACCTCCATGCAGGTATTATTTGATGGGATCAACCCAGTCGAATTAAGTGAAGTGGTGGAATATTTTTCAACAGAAGATAAACCGGTTAGCGAAAAAACTATCAGAAGATGGGTAAAAAATAACGGTGATTTTGAAGTTAAAAATAACCAAATTTCACCGAGAGAAGAGTCAGGGACAAAATAGGGACAAGGACAAACCCGAGGGTCAAACCCGAGGGACAACTTCGGGAATGTCCCTCAAAAGTCATGGACAAACCCGAGAATGTCCTTGTGTCCCTAAGAACTCTCTGGGGACATGGACAAACCCGAAAATGTCCCTGAGAAATCGCTCAACCATGCGGTTTATAGACTATAGGGACAAACCCGAAAATCTAGGGACAAAACCAGGGACATAATTCTATCTATATTCATAGATAGAATTTGGGAAATGTCCCTGAGAGTTCAGAAGAACAGGTACAGGAACATGGGGGTCTTAAGACTCCCCCATGTAACCCTGTAACCCTGTCCTTCACTCTGAACTTAGGCGCGAAAAAAAGAAAGTGAGTGGTGAAGTGAAAATTAGAAAAATGAGAGAGGTTGGATATGGTGATTGAGTTTTTCTTGTCGATGAAAAAAATTCCAACTACGACACACCAACAGAAAAAAGTAGCTGTGGTGAATGGTAAACCAAAATTCTATGAGCCTCAAAAGTTGAAAGAAGCTAGAGACTTATTTTCAACCCTGCTTGCTCCGTATACGCCAAATGAAAAAATTGAAGGACCTATACGCCTAACAGTGAAATGGCTATTTCCTAAAATCAAAAAAGCGACTCATGGACAATATAAGACTACTAAACCAGATACGGATAATCTGCAGAAATTACTCAAGGACTGCATGACGGATCTTGGTTATTGGTATGATGATGCACAAGTGGCTAGTGAGATTGCTGAAAAGTTCTGGTCGGATACTGTGGGCATCTATGTCAAGGTGGAACAACTATGAACTATATCGAGTTTTTTGAAAAAGAAGTCCCAGACTGGATGAGGGAAAGTAATCGCATGATGCAATTGGTTGGTTTTAATACCCCTGCATACTGGAATTGGGTAGTTGTATCTATTGGCAAGGTCTGCGAAAAATACAATAACGACACTTTGGTCAAAAATCAATTTCATATTATCTGGGATTTTCTAGATGAGAAGGCCAGGGAGGTTCAAAACACAGAGACATGCTGAAATGGCTTGAGCAAGGCAATATAAAATATCTTCAGTTGCAAAGATTGATTATTACGAGGAGGAAGTAGAAGCATGAAATATAAAGTTATAGTTTACTACGACAGCATGGAAGACAGTGAGCAAGTCTTCAGCAATGAGAACGATGCTATCAACGAAATGCACAGATTAGGTGTGAAATATCGCAATGCACGAAAATATAAGGTTGAAATGGTGGAAATTGATGATTAGAACGAAGTATTTACGTGAGGAAACTGACACTCTTAACCATCTAGGAATTGATAAATTAATCAATAATTTTCTTGCAAAAAACCCAAATATAGAAATTATTGATATTAAATATCAATCTAACGTGGCGGTAGCAATCTATAAGCATAGCTTTTGCAGAGCGTATGATATATCAGCACTGATTATTTACAAGGAGAACTAACGATGATGAAAAGAGATGAAGCAGTACAGAAACTAGCAACAGTAGGACGCCTTTCAATGGCCCATGCTGAAGACCTATATGATTCGTTCTTTGAGACACCAGTAGTTCCGAAGTACGTGGCGGATTGGATTAAAAAGTGTAAAATGTTTAAGAGTTTTGCTGTAAGTCTATCTTTTGCATTGCAGCCCAGCGTGTGGGAAGCAAATAGCTTATCTGGCGAGTGCATCGAATGGTTGATGGATGCAGAAAACCAAGAAACTTATGCGCGCGCTTGGGTTGATGGCTACGAGGTTGAGAAAGAGCCTAGGTATACGGTTAGGATTAAAGCTACTAATCAGTATTTATGCAATGACGGAATAGGGCCTCATTTTAGTCCAGGTTTTAGAACTGATTTTAGAAAAAGAGACGTTGAGGAGTTAGGCTTAGGCTGGGTGTTTGATTGCCCAGGCGTGGAAGTGAAAGAGGTGGAATGATGGCAAAGTTTATTGAAGTTATCCCTCTTGACGGAGGGAAAGAGCAGGCGAAGATGTTGATTAACGCTGAAAAAGTTGACTATGTCCAACAAATTGGCATTCTTGGTTCATTAATTTACCTTAACGATATACCGGTCACAAAATTTATGGAGAAGCCAGTATTCAAGAACCCTCTACATGTAAAGAAATCGATCATGTCAATAGCAGATGCGATAGCGACCAAGGAGGTAACGGATGAATAACCTAATTAATAAAATCAACGAGTGGGCTATTAGTCATGGACTAGACAAAGGCAATCCTAAAATCGAATGGATGAAGGTAACTGAAGAGGTAGGAGAGATTAGAGACGTGTTTCTAAAACCCAATAATTTCGCTGACCCAGAATGGTCTCTAAAAAGACGCTATAGGCGACTCTATCGTAACGCTAGTGGTTTTATGCTTACAACTCGGTTACGACGTAGAGGAGTGTCTCACAATAGCTTATAACGATATCAAGGATAGAAAGGGAATGATGGTTGATGACAACTTTGTTAAAACCAAAACGAGAGAATCAGCTAATAGTAGCGACGATTCTGCTAGTGCTATCGCTGGCGATTAACATCGGTACAGTGGTCTGGGTAGTCAACCGACCTATCGAGATGGTACTTATCCACAAGGCTGATAATGCCGTTGAATTACATGGAAAGATAACTGGAAAATCAATGGTCGGGAAACTCTACACGCTCGATTGTGGGGCGTATGGCAAGTTCCTAGTAAGCAAGGAACAGTATGATCAAGTAAACGTTGGGGATGATATTCCGAGTTATTTGAGAGGAGTTGGAAAATGAAAAAATTAGGAATTATTTTAGGAGCGGTATTCGTAATCGTTGTATCGCCATTTGTGGTTCAGTATGGCTGGAATGAAATTATCACAACAATTGTTCCAGTTGGCAAAATTACAGTATGGCAAGCATTAGGGATGGATGCACTACTATCTTTCATCTGGCCTGTGTTATCCAGCAAAAAAGAATCTGAAGAGGATTACTCATACGTTGTAAAAAGCAGCATTTCAAAAATCATTACATGTGCATTTTTAATTTGGTTAGCTAGTTTATTTATTTAAGGAGGATTTGAGATGATACCAAATTTTAGAGCGTGGGATAAAGAAAACAAGAAAATGATCGATGTTGACATACTCAATTGGAATAATGGGGAGGTTGATTTCATTGGGGATGGCATTACATTTATACTCAAAGCCAACGACATCGAACTCATGCAGTCGACTGGACTGACCGACAAGAATGGCAAAGAAATCTTTGAAGGGGATATTATTGCTATAAATTTGGAAGGCATTGAAACGCCAATAACTGCAAAAGTTTTCCAAAATAGAAAGATAGGCATTTTAATGTTCCATGCTTTTGAAGATAACGAAGATGTCCCGATGGTAGAGTTGCTAGAAGGAAATTCAGTGGAATTCGCAATCATCGGGAATATATGGGAGGATCCAGAGCTGACAGAGGTGAACCATGACTATCTATAAACATGCTGGACTGCCCAAAGAGCTGTTTCAACGGCTAGTGGACGAATTTAACGGGCTGAAATCGGAGCATAATAGAACACTCACCAAGCACATCCAAGAGGTTAAAGAGTGTGACCGTCATCAAGCTAGGAAATATTTCCAGAGATTCGACAACGTGGTTAAAGAACGCTCGGGACTTTCGCCCGATACTACTAACGAACTAAAAGGGTTTCTCTCACGCAATCTGATAAACGACTTGCAAGCTTATCTGTCAGAACACTATACCGGCAAACCAAGCACAGGTCGCCCAGCTGTCGATAAGATAAATGCTGGACTTGCTAAGGAACTGTTTCAGAGGTATCGTGAGGAAGTGGAACAACTGAGAGCTACTTATCCAAACAGTATCGTGGCACATATCATGGAAATTAAGGGCTGCTCGAAGAAAGAAGCTAAGACCATCTACAGTGCTATCAATGCATTATATGTAGAGCGTGTTGTTCTAACGCCTCGTAAAGTGGTTCAGCTAGAAGGATTGCTATCCAGAGAACTATTCAGTGAGATAGCTAAGTATGTATTCAACCATTACGAATGGCCAGAGAGCTTGGATGACGAAGTTGACCGTATCACTCTTGCATATCGAACTAAGGGCGAGCTTGGGCGTAACAAGGTAACGGTCAGAAAAGCCTTATATACAGCCTACATGTTAGGCGTGTAGCTAGAACGGTTTAAGAGGGTTCAACTCCCTCACTAGCTATTACCAGTTAAATAAACAATTAGAATCGAGGAACCTTTTTTATTTTTGTTACCCTAGCCTTGCATAGCTGGTGGCAGGGCTAAATACAACGTATGGGAGGTGGTAGCCTAATCCTTCTTTATGCTTGTAATAAAAAAAAGACCCAGACTAATGCCTAGGACTGTTCAAACGCTAATAATATTATTATACCATAAAGGAACGTATTTATGAGAACAGTGGAACGACTGCAACGAATCAAAGCGCTTGATAGATATATTGACAGTCAGATAGAACAGATTAAACGACTGGAATCGCAAGCGCTAAAAGTAACGGCTAGTGCTATGCAGACTGACATGGTCCAAGGGGGCAAACGTAAGGGCAAGGATGATATCTATGTAGAACTTATGACGGCTAGGGAGGAAGTAGAACGGTTTACCGCTGAAGCTATCAAGCAGAAACTAGACTTCCGCCGTCAAATCGCAGAGGTGGGGGATATAGATGCACGATCCCTGCTCCAGATGGTATATATAGACCAGCTGGATATCTGGCAGATATGTGACCGCATGGGCTTTAGTAAAGCTACCTACTATGTGAAGCTAAGACAAGCTGAGAAGTATTTGGACTAATCTGCACTAGTCTATACTAATCTATAGTGCATCATACTCTAGTCATGGTAGTATAGTATTATCGAATCAGAAGGACACAGTAGTGTTCTTCTTTTATTTTATCTGGAAGGAGGTATGCCAATGCCAATGGTCAGACGATGTAAGGCAGAGGGGTGCCATACTCTGACAGAAAGACCATTACATTACTGTAGCAAACATAGCAGTATGGAAGCAGCATACACAGAGGAGAGACAGAGATACTCACGGACAAGATATAACACACGAGTAAGGAACAGAGACGATGAGAGTAAGGAACGCTATGCATTCTATCGTTCAAAGACTTGGTCTTCTATTCGTAAGATAGCTTTGGAACGTGACAACTATCTGTGTCAGTACTGTCTAGCGTTGGGTGTGACCACACCAGACGCACGTATAGGTGACCACGTAACACCCGTTGAAATAGCTCCAGAACTTAGAACTGAAATTTCAAACGTAGTAGCTACATGCAGAAGCTGTGATAACACCAAGAGGACCTTGGAACAAGAAATCTATGGTACTGGTCAAAACAGAACGAAACAGAACACCGAGCTACGACTTTCCGTGGCTACGTGGGCAGATTTAATAGCCCGCAAAAAAGAGGACGTTGTTAAACCCCTCTAATAAGCCCATAGCACGATTTTATAATAAGGGTAGTGTAATAAACCCTCAACCCAATTTAAAATTGACCCCCGCCCCCTTCTCGTGCAAAGGAGAGCCGCCACAAGGTGTTTTCTTACACCGCACGCCAATTTTGAGGGTTTTAACAAGGGTCTATTTTCGATTTAGGAGGTGAGAAAATGGCGAATAAGTCACCAGCCAAACGGAAACCGTTTTATGAGCAAAATGACCGCTTTCTACCCATTGACCCACCGAACTATCTAGGAACGGTGGCGAGGTCAGTTTGGACTAAAATCATTCCGTTTTTAAAAGCAACAGAAAAGGTAGAACGCATTGATACGTTTCTAGTGGAAACCTACTGCACGACCTACGAAATCTACAAAAAAGCCTATGAGGACGTGAAAAAAAATGGTATCCAAACCGAGATTATTAAGTTTATTCAGTCGCCCGGCAGTGGCGAAATCTTAGGCGAACAATCAATGGGATTTAAAAAGAATCCAGCCGTTGCGACGATGAAAGACGCTGCCGAAACCCTTAATAAAATAGGGATTCAGCTAGGATTGACTCCTAAGGGACGGGCGGAATTGGCTGAAATAGCCGGAAGCCAAGCGGATAATTCTTCGATGAAAGATAAAATGGCGGCATTCTTCAAATAAAGGTGGTGAAACATGCAAGAGATTGATTTAACTAAAACGAAAGATGTAATCGGTGCTTATAATAGCATCGATTTTTCTCGCGAGAAAAAAACTTATACTGATTATGGCACGCAATACTGTTTTGATGTGCTAGATGGTAAGATTGTCGCTGGTTACAATATTCAATTAGCATGTTTTAGACACCTCCGAGACTTGCAACGACAAGGAGATGAAGATTTTTCTTATGTTTACTCGATTGAAGCGTTCAACCGTTTCTTGAAATTCTTGTCTCTAGTGCCTAACGTTGACGATCTCAGCCAAAAATTAGAACCTATGGATTGGCAGTATTTCATATTTGCCCAACTGTTCGCATGGTTCGATTTAGACAATGTACCGAGATTTTCAAATATCATCATATCCATTGCCCGTTCGCAAGGTAAGACGATGATAGCTGGAATTTGCCTTAATTTTTCTTATCTAATTGAGATTATTGGACAAAGTAACCAAGACTTTCTTGTTAGTTCGCTAAACTTTGACCAGACGATGAAACTCTTTACATACGTTAAGTCTATGATGGCCAGAATCATCGAGAATGAGCCGTTTAAGTCGCTAGCAGACGAAACACAAGTCCAGTTATATTCACGAGAGATAAAATCACTCGTAGATGCTAACACCATCCATACTATTTCGTTTGAATCTGGTAAATTCGATGGTAAGCACTTTAAATTAGCCGTGGCCGATGAGGTCGGTGAGCTCAGAACGGATGAAGGTATTTCTAAAATCACTTCCGGACAAGTCAACACTGAGGGTTCACGTTTCATTGAAATCTCGACTTCTTACCAAACGCCCGATGTTCCATTTCACCAAGAGCAAAAGAAGCTGATTGAGATAATGGAACGTGACTTTGACAGGTCTGGTGATGACCAGCTATGTCTAATCTGGTCACAGGATAATTTGGAAGAAGTCTTTAAACCGGAGACATGGGCAAAGAGTAACCCACTACTTAACCATCCTAAACTAAAGGATGGCTTGATGAAGGGGCTACTTTCCGAGCGAGATAAGAAATTACTCATGGGAAAACTGGCTGACTTTCAAGTAAAAAACATGAATTGCTGGTTGCTAGCTGATAGTAATAGCTTTCTTGATCTAACCGATATTGAGAATGCAGTCGTTGATGAATTTGACATCAAGGGCAAGCGTGTCTACGTCGGATTGGATGCATCCATGTTCAGCGATAATACGGCGATTGGTTTCGTTTATCCGTATATTTCGGAAGATGGCAGTCAGAAATGGCACATCGAACAGCATAGTTTTATTCCTTGGCAACAAGCTGGCTCGTTAGAAGCCAAAATGGAACAAGATGGTGTCAACTATCGTGACTTGGAAACCAAGGGGTACTGTACGATTACAAGCCATCCACAAGGCCTTATCAATCCAGAGGAAGTGTACCGTTGGTTTTGTGAGTATGTGGAGGACAATCAGCTTGATGTAGTTTTCTTCGGATATGACGCTATGGGAGTTTCAAAGATTATCAAAGCACTAGAGTCTAACACTAGTTTCCCACTCATGCCAATTAGACAGCGAACAAGTGAATTGAAAGACCCTACAAAATTCCTTCAAACACTATTTATCGAAGGCAATATTACTCGTCTTGATGATGAAATCATGCGAAAAGCCTTGATAAATGCTGTAATCAAAGAAGATAACATCGGTATCCAAGTAGATAAAATGAAATCTACATACAAGATTGACGTTGTGGATGCTCTTATTGATGCGTTTTATGATGGTATGTATGCTTTTGAAGATTATGCCATTACCAATAACCCAACATGGAAAGTAGAACACATGAGCCAAGAAGCTGTTTTAGAGTGGCTTAAAAACCCAGAAAGTGGGCTGTTAGAGGAGTATTAATATATATGATTTTGAAGTTTTTTAAGGCGATTTGGGCTATTTTTGACATTTTGATGTTCATTTTAGCTGCAATTTCGCTCAATGTGACCACTTATCACATTGGCTATGTATGGTTTGGCATTAGTATGGCAATCACATTCGTACTAGCGGGTTTAATTAGTGAGCTAGCCGCTAAGAAAGGCTAGAAAGGAGGTGATAATAATTGCCGATATTTAATTTAGCAACCGAAAGCCCACCGAGCAATCAAGGGGGCTTTTTTGATATTACTGATCCAGAGTTTTTAGCTACTTTGAATGGTAGTGAGTGGGTATCAGCCGAAACCGCTCTAAAAAACTCGGATCTATTCTCTATTATCAGTCAGCTATCCAACGACCTTGCGACTGCAAAACTAACGACTAGTCGAAAACAATTGCAAGGCATTGTGGACAATCCATCAAACAATGCTAACCGTTTCAATTTCTACCAGTCTATCTTTGCTCAAATGCTATTGGGCGGGGAAGCCTTTGCATATCGCTGGCGAAATGGTAACGGCCGTGATATGAAGTGGGAGTATTTAAGGCCATCTCAAATCTCTTTCAATCGATTGGACAATCAGAATGGTCTCTATTACAACATCACGTTTGATGACCCACGCATACCACCAAAACAACACGTACCGCAAAGCGATGTCTTACATTTTAGACTGCTTTCCGTAGATGGAGGGCTAACAAGCGTAAGTCCGTTGATGGCCCTTGGTAGAGAGCTGAATATTCAAAAAGCCAGTGACAAGCTAACGCTTAACTCACTCAAAAATGCCCTAAACGCTAACGGTATTTTAAAAATCAAGGGCGGTGGTTTGCTCGATTTTAAAACCAAGCTCTCACGTTCACGACAAGCAATGAAGCAAATGCAAGGTGGCCCGTTGGTACTGGATGATTTAGAGGATTTCACACCTTTAGAGATCAAGTCAAACGTGGCCCAACTACTTAAGCAAGCTGACTGGACGACCGGACAATTTGCGAAAGTCTACGGTATCCCAGAGAACGTTGTCGGTGGACAAGGCGACCAACAATCATCACTAGAAATGAGCTCTAACGTCTACTCTAAAGCAGTCGCACGTTACTTAAGACCGTTTCTTAGTGAGTTGTCTCAAAAACTTTCATGCGACGTTGACGCTGATATTTTCCCAGCGGTTGATCCCACTGGTGCTAACTATATCAGCCGTGTCAATAGCATGGTTAAAACTGGCACACTCGCACAAAATCAAGGCTTGTATATTTTGCAACAAGCTGAGATTTTGCCTAAAGAGTTGCCAAAGGGTGAAAATCCTAACCATACCACATTGAAAGGAGGTGAGACAAATGGGCAAGATTGACATTAAAGGCGATATTGCAAGCAATGATTTAGTAGCGTTTTATGATTTCTTTGGAATGACATGTACTTATCCCAAAATGGTTCAAGATGCTATCGAAAACGACGAAGATGAAGAAATCACGCTTAATATCGCTTCAAATGGTGGTGATGTGTTCGCAGCTAGCGAAATCTATACGATGCTTAAGGCTAGTGGTAAACGTATTGTGGTTAATGTGCAAGGGCTTGCGGCTAGTGCTGCAAGTGTTATTTCTATGGCTGGGAACGTTGTTAGGATGTCCCCAACAAGTCAAATGATGATTCATAAGGCTTCGGTAGACCCCGGACACAGTAATGCGGATGACCTAGAGCACCAATCGGCAGTATTAAATAGTATTGATGAATCCATTGCTTTGGCTTATGAAATGAAGACTGGTCTTAAACAACCAGAATTACTTGATCTCATGGCTAAAGAGACATGGCTTAATGCTAAAACTGCCGTTGATAAAGGCTTTGCGGATGAAATCATGTTCTTCGATAACGATGAAGAAGAAATCATGGTTACGAATGCCATACATCAACTACCAAGCAAATCAGCAATCGCTAAATTTAAGAATATGATTGCTACACCTAAAACCAATACGTTGCGTGAGCAGAAATTGGCTATTTTACTTGAAAAATGAAAGGAAGATGATTGATGAAGACATCAAATGAATTGCATGACCTTTGGGTTGCACAAGGCGACAAGGTCGAAAACTTGAATGAAAAGCTTAACGTAGCTATGCTTGATGATTCAGTAACAGCTGAAGAATTGCAAGCAATCAAAAACGAGCGTGACACTGCTAAAATGAAACGCGACATGTTTAAAGAACAATATACTGAAGCGCGTGCAAGCGAGGTGGCAAATATGTCAGAGGAAGACAAGAAACCTTTGACTGAAAACGAAGAAGAAGTTAAAGCTAACTTTGTCAAGGACTTCAAGAACCTCGTTCGTGGTCGCTACCAAAACTCGCTTGATTCTAAAACAGATGGAACTGGTGCTGACGCTGGCTTGACTATCCCACAAGATATTCGTACAGCTATCAATACTTTGGTTCGTCAATACGATTCATTGCAAGAGTATGTAAACGTTGAAAATGTAACTACTCTTACTGGTTCTCGCGTTTATGAGAAATGGGCTGAAATTACTGGTCTTTCTAAACTTGATGATGAAGCTGGACAAATCGGCGCTAACGATGATCCAAAACTTTCTCTTATTCGCTACGCTATCAAACGCTATGCTGGTATCTCAACAGTAACTAACAGCTTGCTTGCTGATTCTGCTGAAAATATCCTTGCATGGTTGTCTGGTTGGATTGCGAAAAAGGTCGTAGTCACTCGTAACAAAGCTATTTTGGACGTTATTGCTACGCTCCCAACTAAACCAACATTGGCTAAATGGGATGACATCATTGACCTTGAAGCTAAAGTTGACCCAGCAATCAAACAAACATCATTCTTCTTGACTAATACTTCTGGATTCACTGCTCTTAAGAAAGTTAAGAACGCTATGGGTGACTACCTCATGGAACGTGATGTGAAATCACCAACTGGTTACTCGATCGACGGTTTCGCAGTTAAAGAAGTATCTGACCGTTGGCTCGCTAATGGTGCAGCCGGAGCTATGCCATTGTACTTTGGTGACTTGAAACAAGCGGTAACACTCTTTGACCGTCAACACTTGGCACTACTTTCTACAAACATCGGTGGTGGGGCATTTGAAACTGACACTACTAAAGTACGTGTTATTGACCGCTTTGACGTTGTAAAAACTGATGAAGAAGCGTTTGTGCCAGCGACATTCAAAACAATCGCTGACCAAAAAGCTAATCTTACTGCCGGAGCTTAATTTAGGAGGTAAGCAATGAGTGTATCTAAGGAAACTATCATGCAGACCCTCAATCTGGATGAGACAGACGACACTGCACTCATTCCAGCTTATATTGAATCTGCTCAACGGTACATTATCAATGCAGTCGGCAGTGATAATAAATTCTACGACCTTGAAAGTGTGGAATCTCTATATGACACGGCTGTAATAGCTCTCACAAGCTCATATTTCACCTACAGGGTGGCTTTGACTGACACGGTGACTTATCCAATCAATCTCACTTTAAATAGCATAATCGGGCAATTGAGGGGTTTATATGCAACGTATAGTGAAGAAAGAGGTGACTAATGCCTAAAGTTAGATATTTACCCTCAGACTTTCGTTTCAAGGCTGATTTTGGTACATACCAAAGCACCCCTAACAAGTTTACGGGTGTGAGCGTGCCAAAGTTTGTTAAACAGTTTACATTGCACTATAAGCCTCATACTCGCACACTCAATCAAGAGTATTTAGCTCAGCAAAATGGTGAAAGCGATACACGAGTGATTATTATTCGCCATAATGCCAAAGTGGTTGAAGGTCAAGTGGCCGTCCTAAATGGCACTCAGTATGATATTGTGCGTGTCAGTCCAAACGAAAACTTTGGGCTTAACCGCTACGACTTTCTGACTTTGAGAAAACATAAGAAAGTTGGGTGATAGCTATGGTAGGGCTTGACGAAGCACTAGAGGGCTGGCTTGAAACGGTAGCCAGTATTGGCGATATCACACCAGCGGAACAAGCTAAGATTACTACCGCTGGTGCGAAAGTGTTTCAAAAGGAACTGGAAGAAGTTACTAGGCAGAAACACTACTCAAACAAAAAAGATTTGAAGTATGGGCACATGGCTGACGGTTTATCTGTCCAATCCACTAATGCGGATGGCAGAAAAAACGGTGTGGCAACCGTAGGCTGGAAGAATAATTACCATGCACAAAATGCCAGGCGATTAAATGACGGGACTAAGAAATATCGTGCTGATCATTTCGTTACCAATGTCCAAAACGATAGCACTGTACAGAAAAAGGTGCTATTAGCAGAAAAAGCGGAATATGAAAAATTCATCCGTAGAAAAGGAGGACAGTGATTAAGTGTTAGCAACCGTAAAACTAAAAGAGTTGATTGACGGCAAAGAATTTGGTGAAATAAGCGAAGTATATGCAAACAACTTGCCTAAAGAGCTCGAAGAAAATACCGATAAGACAATCGTTTTGCTCACTGAAAGCAATCCATCCCTTGACTTAAGCGGAAACAATACCTTTTTCAGTAAAACAGATAGAGTAGAAGTCCAGATTTTCTACAAGGCTGATATCGATTTCGATATTGAAGCCTTTGAAATGGAACTATTGAAGTTTCTAAAATCTGAACATTATTCAATTACAGACATGAGAGAGCATAGCATAGACCCCGATACGTTACAGATTACGGCGGTCTTTTTTGTTGCTCTCGATAAATTAATTTAACAAAGGAGAAATTACTATATGGCAATTGTAGGTTTGAAAATGGTTCGCCTTGCTTTGGTTGACTCTAAAACCCAAAAACTCATCAAAGGCAACGATGGCCTTTCAACTGATGGCGTGATTGAAGTTGATTCAAGCATGCTTGGTACTCGTACCGCTAACATTTCTAACTTGGAAGGACAAGCTACTAAGGTTCCTGGGAACAACCAAACACAAGACGTTATGGTTGCGCCAGGCTCACCAACAGTAGCGTTTGACTTCAATAACCTTGATTTCGACACCAAACAAAAACTACTTGGATTCCGTCCTGACAGCAAAGGTGGTTATACGAAGGACGGTGAGAAACCACATGTAGCGGTGTTGATTGAATCTGAAACACTTGACCGTAAACACTCAGTATTTTTTGGTTTTGCTAACGGTATCATGCAAGAAACAACTCAAAACGTTGCAACAGATACTGATACTGCCCAAACTCGCCAAAACGATAACATGACATTCAGTGCCTTGTCAGCGGATGCGTTTGGCAATGAACCATTCAAGAAATATTTCTCTGGTTCATCAACTTTCGATAAAACTAACATGTACAAAGAAGTATTTGGTGGATATGCACTTACAGGGGCTGGCGTATCCCCTCAATAATTTGCAAGAGGTCGGGCTCATGGCCTGACCTCTATTTTTGTTAAAAAGGAGTAAAGATAAATGGAAATCAGAACTATTCAAATCCCAGAAATCAGCAAAAAAGCCTTCAAGGTGACAACAAGCAACCGCAATGTCTTGCGTATGCACGAGTATCAACTTGCTGTGCTTAAAACCAGCGACACTGTCGAAGAAGGTGATACACAAGAGCAAGCACAAGCAAGCTTTACTATTCTCAAAGAAATGCTTAGCTTTATCCGTGCCATTCTCAACTTGGATGATGAAGCCTATGACAAATTGCTTGATTTGGACAATGAGCGTACACAGCAAATTGCTGAAAAATTGGTCGGCTATATGTACGGTTTGACGGACGAGCAACTTGAAAACGCTGCTGGTGAAACTGACCCAAAAGACTAAAATCTAAAGGCGAACAGATTTTTGATTTAGAAAATCGCATTGAAGATTTAAAAATCATTGCTAAAAAATCAATCCAAGGTTTTGGGTGGACACTAGATCAGTATTATGACACTGATTATTACGAGCTGATGAAAATCTTAAATGCTAAAGAGGAAGAAGATAGAATGGTTGACCCAACATCTTTACTCTAATTTTTAAGGAAAGGAGGAAAATACATACATGGCAAAAGTACAAGCTACCATGTCCACGGAAATCGCCCTAGATACACTACAAGCGGCCAACTCGATTAAGCGATTAACTCAGTTGGTCAATAGCTCTACAAACGCATGGAAGGCACAAGAAAGCCAAATGCGTAGCGCTGGAGACTATCTAGGCGCAGCACAAGCTAAGTACGATGGTTTGGGTAATGCTATCCAAAACCAACAACATAAGATTGAGAAACTGAAACAAGAGCAGTCTCAACTTAAAGGAAGCACTGCTGAAACCGCTGAACAGTACCTTAAGTACCAACAACAGATTGACCAAGCTACTACACGCTTGGCATCGTTGGAAACTCAACAAAGGCAAGCTAAGAGCAGTCTGGATTATCACAGGTCTGGGCTTGCTGAATTGCAAAGAGAGTACAAGCTACAAAACGAAACTTCCGATGCTTATATCAAGCGTTTAAAGGCTGAAGGTAAGGAAGATGAAGCTAGGGAAGAACAACTCAAGCAATACAAAGGTTCTATTACTAACTTAAACAAGCAGTATGAGACCCAAAAAGAAATGCTTGAGCGTGTGGCAAAACAATCCGGAAGGACAAGCGATGAATATCGCAAACAAAAGCAACGTTTGGATGAAACCGCCACAAGCCTTGCACATACTCGCAATGCTGCCGATAAGCTGAATGGTGAGATTGAGCAAAGCCAACGGTCTAGTTCACTTATCGGACGCTTGAAAGATAGCTTTAAACGTTTAGGCAGTGAAGTCAGTGAGACTGAAACAAAAACCTCACGTTTAAAAGGTATTTTTGGGGCTACGTTTGCAGCTAACTTGATCAGCAACGGTTTCCAAAACGCTTTGGGGGCTATCAAGGGTAAATTTGACGAAATCGCACAATCCAGTGCCGAATACGTCAAATACCAACAAACCATGAATGCCACTTGGCTAACCTTAACGGGTAACGCTGAAGAAGGTAAGAAAATGGTCGATATGACCAACCAAATGGCACAAGCAGCAGCCAACTCAACCGAAATGGTTGACGGTATGAACCAGAAATTCTATGCCGTAACTCACAATACCGAGTTGACCAAGCAGCAAACGCAAGCCATCTTGACATTGCAAGATGCGTTTGGTCAGACCGATGCAGCCGTTGAGAATTTCGCCACTCAGTGGGCTCAAATGATCGCCAATGGTAAGGTTCAGGGGCAAGACATGATGTCTATCATCAATGTCTTCCCAGAAATGAAGAACCAGTTGAAAGAAGTTGCTGGGCAAGAATTGGGCATTGCTAACATGACCCAAGAGCAATATGCCAAGTTGCAAAGCGATGGTAAGATTACCGCTGAAATGGCTCAAAAAGCCTTGTTTGAGTTGCAAGACAAGTACAAGGATGCTACTGCTAACTTCTCTACTACCATCGGTGGTCTTGAAAGAACTATCCAATCTCGTATGCCAGCGGTAGTTGCTGCCTTCCGTGACCCAATCGATAAAATGAAGAATCCGTTCTTGCAACAAATTGGGAACTGGGTTGCAGACCCTAACACTGAAGGGAAGTTCAAAGAACTTGGGGAGCATGTTTCTAAAGGTCTGGGAACTATCATGGACGCCTTTTCTAAAGTGTTCAACCTTGGTAATGGTACAGATAAGCTTAATGGCTTAATGGACGGCTTAAACAACGTTGTCGATAAAGTTAGTCAAAGTATTGCTAATAATGCACCTAAGATTGTCGCTTTCTTCAAAGAAGTTAAGGACAGCATAGGACCATCGCTCAGTATCGGTAAAGAATTTGCTAGTGGGGTCTGGGAAACGGCTTTAGGCATGATTAAAGGTGTTGCTGGTGCGTTAGGAACGATGGCTGGAAACGGCAAAAAAGCTAAAGCCCCAGTCACATCATTGTCCAAGGCTTTGGGCGGTATTGCCGAACATAAGACGGCTATTAAAACAGTCGGTTCTTTATTTGCTACCTACTTCGTGAGCGCTAAAGTAGCCTCTGGAGTGATGAACGTTGTGAAAGCTATTAACGCGGTGAAGAATTCAACGTTAGCAATGACTGCTGCTCAAAAAGCTTCGGCAGTAGCTCAAAAAGCGTGGAATCTAGCTATGGCTTCCAACCCTATCGGTTTGATTGTGGTTGCAGTAACTACCGCTGTCGCTGCCTTGGTAATGCTTTACAAACACAACAAAAAGTTCAAAGCCTTTGTAGACGGCATGTTTAACGCTGCTAAGAAAGCCTTTGGTAAAATCTTCAAAGTTACCAAAGAAATCTTTGGTAAGATCATTGATTTCTTCAAAAAGGACTGGAAACAAGTCCTTTTATTTATTGCCAATCCTATTGCTGGAGCTTTCGCTTTAATTTACAAACATAATAAGAAATTCAAGAAATTCGTTGACGGTATTGTTAAAAATATCAAAGACGGTTTTTCTAACGCTGGCAAGTGGCTCGGTAAGACGTGGGATGGCATGAAGAAGACCTGGACGGGTGCGATGGATTCAATGACCAAGAGCACTAAGAAAGGTTTTGAAAAAACCAAGACTTATTTTACTGGTGGTGAAAAAGGCATTAAAGCTTTTGCTAACACCGCTAAGAAGTTGCTTGTAATCTCTAATCCAGTAGTAGCTGGGTTTGAGTTGATGTATAAGCATAACAAGCCATTCAAAAAGTTTGTTGATAGCACCGTGGACCATGTCAAGGATATGGCTAAGGGCGTTGCAAAACACATGACTAGCCTTAAGAAAGATTGGTCTGATAAGTGGGACAACGTCAAGAAATTCGCATCAAAAACGTGGGAAGGTATCAAGGGTAATGCCACGGAGGCCATGACCGCCCTCGGTAAGGATATCGATAAACACCACAAAGGTATCAATAAGAATTGGTTCGATGGTTGGGATAACTCTAAAAAATTCTTATCAAAGAAATGGGATGAAATTGGGGCGTTGACACAAGAGAAATTTGGTGTCAACATTACCAAGCTAATTACCGACGCATTGACCAATATCGCTAACTTTTTCAAAAATACGTGGGACAATGTTAAAAAAGGCTTTGGCGAAATGTGGGACGGCATGAAACGTCTTGCTGGCGATGGTATTAATGCCGTGATCGCTCTCCCAAACGCTGGTATCGATGGTATCAATAAACTGATTTCTGATTTTGGCGGTAGCAAAGAAGCTATTTCTAAAATCCCTAAAGTTAAGTTTGCCGGCGGTACTGGTATGTTTAGCTCTTACCGAAACCCAATCACTAAGCCTACACTAGCTACGCTTAATGACGGCTACGATAGTCCGGAAACCAACAACCAAGAAATGGTAATCTTGCCTAACGGTAAGTCATTCTTGCCACAGGGGCGCAATGTTGAATACCTCTTGCCAGCTGGTTCGGAAGTAATCAATGCTAGTGAATTGGCTATGCTCATGAGCGTAGAGCGTGGAGCGTTTGCGAAAGGAACTGGATTCTGGTCTAAAATCTGGGACACGGCTACTAACGTGGCTGGCTCAGTCTGGGACACAATGAAAAACGGTGTCGATAAATTCATGAAAATGATTGAATTTGTCGGTGACGTTGTTAAAGACCCGGTGGGGTCACTGGCTAAAAAATTCAGCCCTAACGCTGATAAGTTAGCTGGTATGTTTAACCCACTCGGTAATGCATTGTATAAGAAACCAGTCGAAGAAGCTAAAAACTGGTGGAAAGAACTTTGGTCTATGGCTAACGCTTCGATGGATGAAGGTACAGTGGCGATGGGTGCTAAAGGTGATGACTACCAATTTAAAGACAAGGCTAAAGATGCTGGTGCTGACCCGTGGGGCTACTTCTATCGTGAATGTGTATCATTCGTTGCCAGCCGTTTGGCAAACCTTGGCGTTAAACCTAGCTTGTTTAGCCACCTTGGCAATGGTAATCAATGGGTATCTGCCAGTGTGCCACACTTAAGCAGACCTAAACCAGGAACGGTAGCAGTCTACACTGGTGGTCCAATATCAAGCAACCACGTTGACTTTGTCACGGCCGTTCACGGCGATACCTACGATGGTGAGGAATACAACTATGGCGGTAACGGTCAGTATCACCAATACGCTGGCCGTCATATCTCTAACGCTGCTACCTTCCTTGACTTTGGTGTACGTGATAGTGGTGGTGGCGAAGACGATAGCAAACCGCTTAAAGACCGCAATAGTCCACTTCAAACCTTGATTAAACGTCAAGTCGGTGGCATGTTCGACTGGATTAAGAAAACCCTTGGTCCATTGCTTAGCCCTCCGGGTGGTGGTGAAGACGGCCCACAAGGCACAGGCGTTTCACGCTGGCGTGAGTCTGTAGTTAGAGCGTTGAAGGCTAATGGTATTGAACCAAATGACTTCCGTGTTTCTAAAATCTTGGCAACAATCCAACGTGAATCTGGTGGTGACCCTAACGTCCAAAACAATTGGGATAGTAACGCCAGAGCAGGACACCCATCTATCGGTTTGATGCAGACAATTGGTCCTACATTTAACAGCTACAAACACCCAGGACACAACAATATCCGCAATGGATATGATAACTTGCTTGCTGCAATCAACTACATCAAACATACTTATGGTACATCTGATGCAGCTTTTAACCGTGTCGCAGCTTACGGATATGCTAATGGTGGTCTAGTCCATAAGAACGGTGTCTATGAATTGGCTGAAGGTGATATGCCAGAGTATGTCATTCCTACAGATATTGCTAAACGTGGTAGAGCGTGGCAATTACTAACTGAAGCAGTGGCCCGTTTTGCTGGGGATGCCCCACAAGGCAATCACGACAGCACGCCAAACCATGAACGTGTTTCTGTTCTTGAAGAAAAACTGGATGTCATGATTGGTTTGCTAAGTCAGTTAGTAACTAACGGTTCTAACCCAACCGAGATCAGAAATATCATCGATGGTAGAAGCGTGTCAAACGGGTTAGCACCGTTTATGACAAAAGCGACAAATGAATACGAGCGCAGACAAGCGCTGTTAGGAGGTAGAATTATTTGATAGGAATGTCAGTCATTTTTGACGGTAAAAACTTAACCGAACTATTTAATGAAGGTCAAGGGCGTGCCGTTCCAGTAGATGTCACTAAAAACGTGGCATCAAATTTCAACAACAACTATCAAGACCAAGGACGTAGGCGCTATGGTCAGCAATTCCTATATAGCACCTTGTCCGTCAAGCAGATTCAAGTGTTATTTGCGCTTGTTGGTAATTACGACTACTTCAATACCATCGCTGAAACGCTTGGTGGTTATCTAAATGTAGACAAACCGAAACCATTGATTTTCGGAGATGAACCTAATAAGGTTTGGGAAGCTATCCCGGTCGGTCAAGCGTCGCTTGCAGTAGACAAGAACACTGCACCGATTACCGCAACGGTAACGGTTACATTCGATGTTCCAAAAAGTTACAGTGAGAATAAAGCACAAGCCTTGGTAAGTAGCGATGGTGAAACTAAATACGGAAGTATTAAGAAGGTTTCGACCGGTCACTACAAGGCAACTTTAAAGAATTTCGGTACGGCTGAAACTTATCCAGATATTAAAATGAAGTTTAATTCAGATAATGGATGGGTTGGGATTGTGAAGTCTTCTAGCGAAAGCTACGAGATTGGCAATCCTAATGAAGCTGATACTCGTACAGTTAAGCAATCTGAAATTTTGTTTGACTATGTTTCAAATAACTGGATTACCAACGGTTTTGCGGTTGGTGCGAAAAACCAAGGGCGGTTTAACGACGATAGCCACTCACTCAATGGCACACTTGCGATTGATAATACATGGGGTAGGCCGCACATTGCCTTGACAAGCACTGGTGGCGGGGATAAATACCTACGAGGTAGCTCAATTACATGGGAGATCCCAGCGGACAGCAATGGTCAGAAAGGGGCTACCTGTGAATATTTTTGGTGGAGACAAATCTTGTGGCTAGGTGCTGCAAATCAGTTTGGATTCATGAAAATTTCTGTAACGGATGCAAACGGTGTGTTTCTCTATGGCGTAGAGACTTACAAGCACACTAACGGTTTTGACTGCCATTATAATTTCCTAGCAGGAGATGGCAAAGGTGGTTATAAAATCCTCGATAGAAAGCACTTCTATGGGACACACGTTTCAACAGCCAATCCATTCAACGAGCCACACGGATGGTCGGATGTCCAACGTTTTGACGATGTCCTTCAATTTCACTGGCAAGGCTCTTATCCTAAGTTCACCGTGCCAGAGATTAAAGGTAAAAAGTCAGCAAAAATACATATCGGTATTTTTGGTATCAAAGACTGGCCGTTGATCACACACTTGTATCTGGATAGTTTTGTTTATCGAAAAGATTACGTGAACAAGGAAGAAGATATCCCTAATCGTTTTCGTAAGGGTTCTATCCTTGAAATTGATATGGCTAAAGGCAAAACTTACGTCGACAATCTGCCAGCTCTTAATGAGCTAACTTACCTGTCCGAACCGTTTAGTATTGGTACGGGTGATACAGAAATCGACATCTACACATCGAGTTGGACAAGAACTGACCCGACTATTGAAATTACATGGAAGGAGCGTTTCATTTAATGCAAATTTGGATTCATGACAAGGACATGCGTAAGGTTTGTGCGTTGAATAACAACGTTCCTGGCATGTTGCCCTACTCTAACAGTCAGTGGCATAGCTATCTTGAATACTCAACCAGCACATTCGATTTCACAATTCCTAAGATTGTCAATGGGGAACTGCATGAAGATGTAGCTTACATCAACGATCAGATGTATGTGTCATTTTTCTACGATAATAGCTATCACGTTTTCTATGTGTCACAGTTAATTGAAAACGATGATAGTTTTCAAGTGACATGCAACAATACCAACCTTGAGTTAGCACTTGAACAGGCAGGAGCGTTTAAAAGTGATAAACCACAAACCATAGCATGGTACCTTGAAAAAAATACATTGCTTGAATTTGCAAATATGGAAATTGGAGTCAATGAAGTATCAGACAAAACAAGAACTTTAAGTTTCGAGCAGCAAGATACCAAGTTAGAACGATTACATAGTATCATGGCTCAATTCGATGCGGAATTTTCATTCAGAACTGAGCTAAATAGAGACGGCACTTTGAAACGTTTTATCATCGACATTTACCAACAACCAGACGAAAACCACCACGGTATTGGTAAGGTTAGGGGTGATGTGGTCCTTTATTTTCAAAACGAATTAAAGGGTGTCCAAGTGACTAGTGATAAAACGCAACTTTTCAACGCTGGTAATTTCGTTGGCCAAGATGGTGTTAATCTAAACGATGTTGAATTTGAGGAAAAGAACGAGCTGGGACAAGTAGAATTTTATTCTAGGCGTGGTGATAGTTTAGTATTCGCTCCGCTGTCTAGGGAACGCTACCCATCTACCATGAATCCAGGCAACGCTGATAACTGGACACGCAAGGACTTTGAAACCGAGTACAAGGATGTTAACGTTTTGAAAGGCTACGCCTTGCGTACCATCAAGCAGTATGCCTATCCACTCATGACCTACACGGTTGATGTCCACTCTAGTTTTATGGAAAACTACAAGGATATCAATTTAGGCGATACCGTTAAGATTATCAATAATAATTTTAGAGGTGGTTTAGCTCTTGAAGCTCGTGTATCTGAGATGGTAATCAGCTTTGATATGCCGTTGAATAACTCAGTGGTGTTTACCAATTTTAAAAGGTTGGTAAACAAACCATCTGACAATTTGCAACAACGCATTGATGAAATTGCAGCAAGAGCCTTGCCATACCGTGTCGAAATCACAACTACAAACGGAACGGCATTTAAAAACGGTGTTGGTCGCTCGACTGTTAGACCAGTTTTGAAACAAGGCGACAAAACAGTTAATGCGACTTGGCGTTTCGTAATTGACGGTACCATTAAATACGTGGGTATGACCTACGACGTGGTAGCGTCAGAGATTACTCAACCAACAGCATTGACGGTTTCCGCATGGGTAGATAACAAAGAAGTAGCTTCAGAAGAAGTTACTTTTTTAAATGTCTCAGACGGCAGAAACGGCACTAAAGGCGATACCGGTCCTAAAGGTGACAAGGGCGAACGTGGTGACAGAGGCCTCATGGGCTTGCAAGGCCCGAAAGGTGACCAAGGCATACCCGGGGTTAAGGGTGTCGATGGTAAAACCCAGTACACCCACATCGCCTACGCTGATACCGTGTCTGGTAGTGGTTTTAGTCAAACCGATACTAACAAGGCTTTTATCGGGATGTACCAAGATTTCAATACTACGCATAGTCGGAATCCACAAGATTACCGATGGTCTAAATGGAAGGGTAGCGATGGACAGGATGGTATTCCCGGTAAGCCCGGAGCAGACGGGCGCACACCTTATGTCCATTTCGCTTACGCAGATAGCGCAGATGGTCGTATTGGTTTCAGTTTGACTCAGAACGGGAAAAAGCGCTATTTGGGTGTGTGTACTAATTTCGACAAATCGGATAGCACCAATCCCGCTGATTATTCGTGGAATGACATGGCTGGCAGTGTATCAGTAGGTGGTGAGAATTTCATTCGCAACTCAGCGTTTCCAGAAAATCTGGATAATTGGGGCTATTGGGAAGTACCGCAACCTAACTCTAATCTTTCTGTGTCTAGTCACTCGTTTTATTACAATGGCGCTAGACCGCTATTCTTGCTAAAGACATCATCATCATTAGTGCCAACGTCTACGCTACGTTTTCCAGTCAAACGAAACACTGATTATTCGTTCAATATTCAAACGTTTGCCACTGGGAACATAAAGGGTGTAGACATCTATTTCCTCGGTCGTAAATCAAACGAAACGAATAAGACATTCTCTAAGGTTGTTAACTTTAAAACACACAATGGCTCACCGTCAACAACGGGATTAGCTAAGTGGCATTTAACATTCAATTCTGGCGAATGCGATGAAGGTTTTATCCGTATTGACAACAAGGGGACAAATAACGGCAATGAGTCGTTGCTATTCTTCACAGAACTTGACTGTTACGAGGGCACGACTGACCGAGCGTGGCAAGCATCACCAAAAGACTTAGCTAGCCAGTTAGACAGCAAGGCTGACAGCGCATTGACACAAAGCCAGTTAAATCGACTGAATGAGATTAATTCAGTGATGAAATCGGAATTAGAAGCTAAGGCGTCGCTTGATACACTCAATCAATGGGTGAAGGCTTATCAAGATTTTGTTAACGCAAATAACGCCAATCGTGCACAAGCCGAGAAGAATCTTGCGGATGCAAGTAGCCGTGTAGCAAAACTAGAGAACAATCTGAATGATATGTCAGAACGTTGGAACTTCATCGACAGCTACATGACTTCGTCAAATGAGGGGCTTGTTATTGGTAAAACCGACAACTCCAGCTCTATGCTATTCAGCCCAAACGGTCGTATTTCGATGTTCTCAGCTGGGAATGAAGTAATGCACATCTCACAAGGTGTGATTCACATTGAGAACGGTATTTTCTCTAAAACCATTCAAATTGGGCGGTACCGAGAGGAACAAGATTTCATCAATCCTGACAGGAACGTGATTAGATATGTGGGAGGTAGTTAATCATGGTAGAATTTTGGTCAAATAATGACCGTGGATATCGTATCAGGCTGTGGATTGACCAAGTTGGACAGAATATCCAAAACAACACAAGTGATGTTCGCATTCGATTGACATTGCTTAACCAAGGGTGGACGTTTGCAAGCTATCAATGTTCTGGGTACGTCGATGGTTTTGGTCAACGAATTGACTATTCTGGAAGTCCAGCTATGTTTAACCGAAATTCGGAAATACAGTTGATTGACCGCACAATTACTGTTCGCCATACTGACGATGGAGCTGGTGTGTTCAGCGTACACGCTCACTTCAATGGCTCGGGTGGATACAGCCCCGGAAACCTAGACATTGGCAATCAAGGCATAACACTGACGACGATTCCAAGGGGAAGTTCAGTGAACGTTTCAGAGGGATTCATTGGCAATCAAGTAGATATCACTATTGATAGAAAATTAGCTGGCGCTACGCACACACTACGCTATTTTTGGGGAAACAAGCAAGGTAAGATTGCCGACAACGTTGGGACATCGTTTAAGTGGACAATCCCAGCGGATTTTGCCGACGACATACCGGATGCAACAACTGGCCGAGGTACTATATATGTCGATACTTATGTAGACGGCAAATTGATTCAAACACAGTCAACGGCACTAACAGCAAGCGTTGCCACAAACAACGCGAAGCCGTCGTTCACTGGATTTACTTTAACGGACGCAAATGCAACGACTCAAAGGATAATTCCAGAGCCAACACATTTCGTGTCCATCATGTCGCTTGTGAAAGTCGCCTTCAACGGAGCGCAAGCAAAAAACGGAGCTACAATAGCTGGGTACTACGCTGAAATCGTTGGGGCCAGCAATTCCATTTCAACGAATGGTGGGGTATTCCGTGAGGTCGCTGTAAACAAAGACACTCAAATGACCTTGAGAGGGAGAGTTCAAGACTCTCGTGGGATTTGGTCTGATTGGAAAGAGGTTAAAATAACATTCCTATTCTATTTCAGCCCAACGCTGAAATTTGAGGTTACCAGAAGTGGCTCAAAGTCAGACACGCTAACCATTAAGAGATTTGCTAAGATAGCACCTCTTAGTGTTAATGGGGTCCAAAAAAATACCATGAAGCTGACTTTTACAGCAACAAAAGTTGGAACGAGCAATGCTGTAGCAGATAATGGGTCGGCTGGCGGTGAATGGTCAAGCATTTCTGAATTTAAGGCATCTAATGCAAATTTGGGCAAGGAATATCCCGCAGATACTTCGTTTGTAGTAACAGGAAAATTAGAGGATAGATTTTCAGTCTCAGAATTTCAAACTACAGTGCCTACCGATAAAATTATCATGTCCTATGACCAACAAGGCGTTGGTATTGGTAAGTATCGTGAAAATGGAGCACTTGATGTCGATGGATTGATTTATTCAAACAACAAACAGATTCAGTACCACAAGCTTACAGAACCGAACGGTGCAGCGATTGATAACAAGGTAGATAACCTAAACGACTATAGAACCACTGGTTTTTATTCAATCCTAGGGAACTACAAAAACCATCCCGCATCGGGCGAGGATGCTTGTTTAGAAGTCGTGGAAAGCATTTCTGGGTATCACCAAACGCTAACAACTGTGTCCGGTCGGATGTTTAAACGCACTGTCACTAGTAATTCTAATGGCTCATGGATTGAGTACACGCCTAAGCCAGCGATGGTTAAACAAGAGGTTGATATTGGTTGGCGGGTGAAAGCGAACCTTGTGCGCCAGTCGAACGTAGTAACTCTCAGCTTAATCAGAGACGCCCATTCCGTCCCTTTAGGCGAGTACAAGGGCTTAAGCGAGAAAATCCCTAGCGGATTCAAGCCTTGCGTCCAAACGCACTTGGTTGTCAACAAAAATGTAGCCAACTGGCATAAAGGCTGCGCAGTATGGCACCTTGAACCGAATGGGAACATGTATTTTTCAAACCAAGATTCAGAAAACGCAGTCTACACAGGGACAGTAACTTACATCACGGAAGATGAATATCCAATTGAAGAAGGATAAAGAAAGGAAAATAATATCATGTCACTTAAAATTACAAAACAACGCACAATCAATGCAGAATTTAATATCGAAGAAGAAGGAGCTACAATCCTTGTCAAGCAAACATTTATCAGTATAGATTCCAATGCGGTCTCTACTGTTCAAGAAAATCTGCTTAACGCTGAATTATACGCAAAACATCGTCAAGAAATGCGTACAGACGAACGCGCATTGCGTGACTTGCGTTACAAAATTGAAGATGAAGTTTTGGCAGAAACAGCAACAGGAGCATAACAAATGCACAAACCAAATGGCATTTTTGGTATTTTTGATGTCGTCAAAGAATTTTATGAATATGGAATCGATGAACATCTATGGGTGTTCTTGTTAATAGTAATTATTGGTTGCGATATTATCTTAGGCGTTTCCAGAGCGTGGGCTTTTCATGAATTTTCAAGCTCTAAATTTAGAAAAGGGCTAGTAAGCCACACCGCTATGGCTGTTTTTGTGACAATTTTTTATCCATTTGCAGTATTTATGAATCTAGGAAGTGTGATAGATACGTTTATCTTTGCAATGATTGCAGCTTATGGCTCTAGTATTCTTGCTAGTTTGTCAGCTCTAGGGGTGGAAATTCCTTACTTTGACAAGTACATCAAAAAGAACATTGATAAAGACAAATTCGTTTTAACCTCAGAAAATGAGGATGGAGAAAAGGAGAATAATGACAATGATTAATTTTAAACTACGTTTGCAAAACAAAACTACTCTAGTAGCTCTCATCTCAGCAGCGTTCCTTATGCTGCAACAGTTCGGGCTTCACATTCCAAGCAATATCCAAGAGGGTGTAAATACCTTCGTTGTGATTTTGGTAATTCTTGGAATCGTTACTGACCCAACAACCAAGGGAGTAGCTGATAGTGAGCAAGCATTGAATTATCACGAACCTAAGGAATAATTTTAAAAAAAACATAGAAAGGAGTGTTAAAAGTGACATCACAAACACAATTATTGAACACTCTTGACAGCCTTGTAGGCCAACGCGTTACGGTTCCTACGAATCCATACGGCGGACAATGTGTCAGTCTGGTCGATTATGTCCTACAGTACGCTGGACTGTTTAACCTTAATTTCAGCTATCTGAACGCCATTGATGGGCTTGACCGTGCTGAAAGTCTTGGGCTGAAAGTCACACGCTTTAACGGGGCTAACAATCCCCCTGTCGGTAGCGTTTGGGTAACTAACTGCTTGCCATACCATCAATTCGGCCATATCGGCTTTGTAGTCGCTGAAAACCCAGACGGTACGGTTACTACAATCGAACAGAATATTGACGGAAATGCTGATTGCTTGGAGAACGGCGGTTGGACTCGCAAGGTTACTAGAAACCTTGATAGCGCTGGTAATTTCAGTTATATCGATTGGAACGCACCAAGCCAACAAATGGTTGGATGGTTTGAATTGCCATTCGATGGGATGACCGAGAACGCCTATTTTATCGATGTGTCAGCTTACCAACCAGGAGACTTGACTAGTATCTGTAGTGCCAGTGGTACGAATAACACGGTTATTAAGGTTACTGAAGGCACTGGTTGGGTTAGCCCAGTGGCCACTCAGCAAACCAACACAAGTAACTGTATTGGTTACTATCACTTTGCCCGATTCGGTGGAGATGTGACAACGGCACAGGCTGAAGCGAATTACTTTATCGGTAGCTTGCCATCACATCCACGTTATCTTGTATGTGATTATGAGGACGGGGCTAGTGGTGATAAGCAAGCGAATACTAATGCAGTCCTAGCATTTATGGATGTTTGTAAGGCAAACGGCTTCGAGCCTATCTATTACAGTTACAAGCCTTATACATTGGCTAACGTGTATGTAGATCAAATCACTGCACGCTATCCAAACAGCTTATGGATTGCAGCGTACCCAGATTACGAGGTGCGCCCAGAGCCTTATTGGGGTGTATATCCAAACATGGAACATACACGCTGGTGGCAGTTTACGAGCACTGGCCTAGCTGGTGGATTGGATAAGAATGTAGTTATCATCAATGACGGTGATAGTCTAGTAAATAAGAAAGAGGAAGAAGATATTATGAATTTTGTAGTACGTAGCGAAAGCGGTAAAGAAGGTTGGGTGGCAGTCGTTAATGGTCGTGTGTTTGGTATTGGCTCAATGGGCACAGTGGACGCACTTGAAGCTACTGGTGCTAAACGTTTGCAGTTGGAAGATGCAGACTTTGAGCGTTTCCTATACAGTCAATCAAACGACGCTGAAGCGGTTTCTAAAGCAATCAATGAAGCTAGCGCCTCAGTGGTTAAAGCGATTGAAGAACGTGCACAAGCAACACAAGGTCAAACTGGTGTATAATTAAATAAAAGAACCACGAAAACTAAAAAATAGAAAAGGAGTATATCACCTCCCCTCAGACCACAGTAGGGACATCATGGTGGTAGTGGTCGAAGCCTCAGCATTTGCTGGGGCTTTTTTTATTTGGTATAATATATCTACGACAATCCCCCTGCATCCATTATGGACAGATACGTTCTGACGCAGGGCTTTTTTTGTGGTATAATATACCTACAGCAAGCAAACCTTGACTGTTCCAAAGGCTGATTAAGTTCAGCGCCATGTAGACTATGTGCACGTAGCCCGATGGAATTTCTGGAAAGGATTGTTTCGACAATCCTTTTTGTGTTATAATGGATATCCATCATAGGCAAAGAGCTACGGGGTTATCTCATAGCTCTTTTTTTATTTTGCAAAAAAACTTAAATTTCTTTCTAAAAAGCGTTGACAAACTATCATATATGATATATAATATACATGTAAGATAAAGAAAGGGAGTAAACGAAATGAAATCACAAGTAATGAGCCTAGCATGGAAAATCTTCAAAAACGAAAAAAACAACGTGACTTTTTCTGAAGCATTGAAAGTAGCTTGGAAAGCCGTTAAACGTCAAAACATGGCGGACGATTTCTATTTCTTCCGTTCTTCAAACGTTAAATTTCAAGGTGTTAAAAAATGGTTTGCTGAAAAAGAATTTCATGGACGCAACAAGAAAGACTTGGCGTTCATGTCAGTAAGCGCAATCAGTGTTAAAGGATTGGTCGAAGAAACTGATAAAGCGGTTAAACTTGAAATCGTGACACCTTACGGAGTTTCTGCTAAATGGTACCCAAAAAGCGTGATTGCTTAAAAAGGAGAAAATAAAATGGAAATCAACAAAGACATTAAAGAGCTAATTTTAGAATACATAGGACGTTACTTCAAATTTGAGAACGATTTCTACAGACTGCCTGGCATCAAATTTACTGACGCCAACTGGCAAAAGTTCAAAAACGGCGATACTTCTATCGAGAAAATGGGAGCAGCACGAGTAAATGCCATGCTTGACTGCTTGTTTGATGATTTCGAGCTTGCTATGATTGGCAAGGCTCAACACGAATACTATTTGGACAATTCCCTTAAATTAAATATGGCGTTCTATACTTATTACGACCAATTCAAGAAACAACAACTTGTCAAATGGCTTGAAAATAACCATGATGACATCATCGGAGGAGCTGGCAGAATGTACACGGCAAGTGGAAACTGGATTGCTAGTGCTTATTTAGAAATTGCATTAGAATCTAGTTCTATCGGTGGTGGTGGCTTTATGCTTCAAATGCGATTTAAAGACTATTCACGAAGCCAAGAGCCGATACCATCAGGCCGCCAAAATCGACTTGAGTGGATTGAGAATAATTTGGAGAATATTCGATAGAGAGGAAGTAAACGAAAATGAGAATCAATACGACAAGAGTTAACATGGTCTTGAGGAACGAGGCTATACCTGCTGATTATTTAGAAAATGAGGTTGGTATCAGTCGTTCCGTTATTGAAAAAGTGAGAGATGACGAGAGCGAATTTAAAAATCTAACTCTTGATGTTGCTGCGAAAATTCAAAAGTGGATTGATGATGGTAATTACACGTTTAGTTATGATTACAGCGAGCTTATCGAGGAGTTAGAAGAGGATCTCGCCGAGGGCTTAATAGATGATTACCTATTCGTTGTTCGTGGTAATTATGACGAAGCCTTAGAGAAATGCCCTATTATTGACTACTACTACAGTTCCGAAGAGATCACAGAAGGAGATCTCGCAGAGAAGATCCTGACAGCTTCTGTCTTGGCTGAAATGAAATCAGACAACGAAATCTTTTAAGCATTCAAATGAGCGGTTTTTTTCATGTCAACTTGGTAGCCTATGCTGCCAAGTTTTTTTGTCCACAATTCTGTCCACCTTTTTCAGAAATGTGCAGAAATAAATAAAAACAAAAAAGCTATAAACTCTTAGAACAGTGTGTTTATAGCTTTTATTTATTCTTATTGTTTCTCTAGTTTTAATATGATAGACTATGTTATAGCATTATCAATTTTCAAAAGTATTCGAAAAATACGCTAGTTGAAAGAGGGGGGTGTCT